CTACTAACGGTTCTCGGCTTTGTTTAGTGCCGTAAATTCAAGACTAAACACAACAAGTAAAAACTAATTTTAAAATTTAAAAACAGGATGGAAGGAAAAGACCAATCAAAGGCATTTAACAAAACCGATGTTATAACACGTTTTAATTTAGATGATTTAACTTCTTTTTCAGGCGTTGTTAATGAAATACAAGGCGATGAAAATGTAGCAAAAGAAGTGTTATTATTTGCATTTGAAAAAGTTCAAAAGCAAAAGAAATTGATTGCAGAATGGGAAAGAGATTTAGAAATAGCAAAAAGCAATTTAAGCAGAATTGAAGGAATAACAGATTTAGTTTTTCAACATATGAAATTTACTAAACCTATGGCTTTAATAGTAGACAAAGAAACTTATAAAGAAATTTTAGTCATTTCTGATTCAGCGGTTACTTTGGAAAAAAATGTGTTATAACGGAAGATTATTGTATAAGGCGGTAAGATTCAAGACTATTCACCGCAAAAATGCAATATAAATAAATTAAAAACTAATATTAACAAGAAATCCAGATTTACCGCTTGATACAATAAGCTGTTATAAGTATTACGGGTAATTTAAACAAAATGTAATCATGAAAACAACATTAAGCAAAGTAAAAGAAGATTTATTATACACAACGGTACACGAAGAAGTAATGCAAGCTAGATTAAAAATATGGAAAATGAGAAATGATAAAAATATTTCTATTGCAGAAATTGACGACATTCTTTCAGATTTATCTATTAAAGCACCACGTATGGCAATTGGTTGTTTTGAAACGTTAAAGTAGTATTACTTATAACGGAAGATTATTGTATAAGTAGCTGGATTATGAAAACGATATTTTCGGCTACTAAAAAAAGTGATTAGATTCACAAAATTTAATTAAACCACAAAAGCCAGCTATTGATACAATAATGTGTTATGGTTAGTGCTTTTAAATTATAAATATTATGGAACAAACATTTTTAACACACGATGATTTTGCTAAAAAATTAGAAGGTAGAGAATACGGAAAAGAGATCACAAAAGAAGAAAAAAGCGAAGCTAGGCAAAACGGTCTAGTTGTGGTTTATGGAGCATCAGACGACTTAATGGAATTTAATGGAGCTATTGATGCGGAGGTTGATTGTTATACTGGTGGATATTTTAGAATTACCTCAAAAAACTTAAAAGTAAAAAAAGGAGATGTTACTTCAAAAAATAAAATATACGCTGATTGGGATAATAGACACAAAGGCGCAAGCTGGTGTTATGATACTGAAATACATCACTCAACTTTCAATGTTTATGAAGATGGCGATTTATATTGTATCGGTATCGTGTTTTCTATTTATGATCTTGTGTAGCATTAACCATAACGTTATCAGGCTTGCAGAAGTGGCAAAAAAGTAAGCCTTAATTTTCGATTTTGCCAAAACATTACAGACACAAAAACAACTTTAAATTAAACCTGAACTTGCCATTTTTGCAAACCTGTGTTAGTGGCAGTTTATTAAACAAAACGTGATGAAAAAATCAACAATTAAAATTTTAGTTTTCGTATCATTAATAATTTCAATGATATATTATGTAGGATGGGTTTTTTATATTTCAGAGCCAAAATACATTAATAATTGCAATAAAAAAGTAGAGCAATTTGATTATGTGAGTATTCCTGAATATAAATACTCGTTTGAAAGCAAACAAGAAGTGCTTAATGGATTAGTGTTGCAAGTAGATGAAAATTTTGCAATAATAAAAATCAAAGAATGGAGTGATAAATATTATGAATTAGACCTTAAAAAATCAGATTACAGAATTATTGGAAAAGGGACAATTTATCATAAAGTAAATGGGTATGTTGGTTTTAATATAATGCTTATTACACAAATTTTTATAGGTATTTTATCTGCAATATTAATTATTTCTATAATGTCAATTTTAAAAGATATTCTTGATTAATCGATAGTTCTTTTAAATTGCCAGTAACGTATCGTGGCTTGAAGATGTTAGGGAAAAACACTCCAAAATCATTGAATTAAGCCTAAAGAATAAAAGTACAAGCCAAACCATTAAAGTAAGCCTTAAACCCTAATATCTTTCAAACCACTGTTATCAGCATACCACTAAATACTAATTAAAAATTTTCAATTATGATTTACAAGATTATAGAAATACAGAAAAAAGGATTGTTTGAAATTCATGAGCAATTAGAACAAAGAAAACTGACTTTTAGAGGTTTTAAATATTTTACGAAGTGGGAAAGAATGCATATTTATTATTTATGGAACGGAAAATTGATAATAAACTTATGGGATAATATTGAAGATGCTAAATCGTGGCTTGTGGAATTTGAAATATGGAAAAACAGAGCTAATAAAGAGGAAATTTTCAACACATAAAATGCCACTCCAACGGTTGCTGATAACGGTTCACTGCTATATTTCAGTAGCGGAAAATAAATCCTAGTCATTCGGAAATACCGAATTTCTACAAGTACAAACAAATTATTGAATTAAACCCGATAACCGCTATTGAATATAGCAGTTGTTATAAGTAGCTTAAATTATGAACGCAACCGAATTTAAAAACAAATTACTACTTCTAAACTTAAACCAAGCGGAGGTGAATAGAGTTAAAAATTTAACCACAAAACAACTGAAATTTAAACTTAGAGTTTATACCGAATTTAAAGAAATAACAGATGAAAATTACAAACAAGTTTGGTTTAAGTTAAACACGCAATTAGCTAAAGAAGATAAATTTCACAGAATACAAACGCACTCAATGAGAAATTCTAAAGGATTTACAGATTATAGTCATTTGGCTTATAATGGTGTCGCGGAAGACTTCTGATAAGTTACTTATAACGTTTTGCGGCTTGCAGAAGTGGCGGATTTAAAGACTGATTATTCAAACACAAACTAAACTTTAATTAAGAAACAATGCTTACAAGTACAAAATATTACCCGCCATTTTTGCAAACCGCTGTTAACTGCAGTACGGTTTTTCAAGAAGATTGTATGCAAACTATGGCACGTTATTCTGATGGTTATTTTGATTTAGCTGTTTGTGATATTCCTTATGGAATTAATTTAGGAAATATGGCTTTTTTAAAAGAAACCAAAACAACAGTTAAGCAAAAAAACGGAGTACGACTAAACCCAAATAAAAACAAAAAAGTTTATACTTCAAAAGATTGGGATTTAGAAACGCCAAGCCAAGAATATTTTAATGAATTGAAACGTATTTCTAAAAATCAAATAATTTTTGGAGTTGAATATGTGAATTGGGAAGGTTTAGGAACTGGCAGAATAAAATGGAATAAAGGAGTAGCCGAAGGAATGAGTTTTAAACCTTATGAAATGGCTTACTGCAGTATAATAGATTATGAAATGGAAATTAATCTATTATGGGCTGGAATGCAACAAGCAAAAAGCATTAGCGAGCCAATGACCTCGCAAGGAAATAAAAAGCTAAATGAAAAGCGAATACATCCTTGCCACAAACCAATAATGTTATATGATATAATTTATCAAACATTTGGATTTGATGGAATGAAAATAATTGATACTCATTTGGGCGGTGGAAGCAATAGAATTTCTGCTGATAAATTTGGATTTGAATTTGTAGCTTCTGAAATAGACAATGAATATTTTGAGAAACAAGAAAAGAGATTTTCTGATTACAAAAAAACGCCATTTTTACCGTTCACGTAGTATTGCAGTTAACGTTCATTATTGTACTTGTAGCGAGTAGAAATGAACGTTTTCCTGCCGTCAGGAAAACGATAAAAACAAGAATTACTAATCATTAAATTAAGCCTGATATAGCTATAAGTACAATATATTGTTATATTCTCGGCTTTTTTTCCACTAACAAAATAAATATAAAATTATGACTTATAATAAATATTGTGAAAGATATGATATGTGCAGAGAGGATAATCCTTGTATTACACAATGTGATTTATGCTATAAAATGGAATTGACAAATAAATCTACAAAAAATAAAATTGAAATTTTAATAAAGGAAATCGAAAAAATAGAAAATATGTACTTAGATAAAAAAGAAGTTTTAATGGAATTAAGAAGAATTCTAAAAAATAAATAAAATGGAATTATTTGAAGGGATTATTGCAATATTTGTAATTTATATTATTTATAAAACTGCATCATATTATGACGATAAAAATGAAAGAGAAAGAAAACACGACAAATAGACAGCCAGAGTAGCTTTCGCCAGAAAGTTGCTCGAAGCTGGAATATAACTACTTGCTAACCGCTATAAAAGTATTACTTTAATCTCGTAACACCATGAAACAGTACACTAAAGTCAAAGTTTTAAAAATCACTCATACACAACACGACACGTTAAAGAAGATCGATAGTTACGGGGTTAATGTAGCACAGTTTATTAGAGATGCAATAGCTGAGAAGATACAGCGAGAACATAAGGATCTAATACCGAAGCCGAAAAAAATATATTGTCCTTTTTAAATAAGTAGTATATTGTATTACTTTTTTTTGTATCTTTGGGGCTATGGCATACAGCAAAGAGGAAATATTAAAAGAAGCTATATCAGCTATTAAAAGTCACTCACTCTATTTTATAGATGATGTTGTGGCTTTTGTCGCTTGTAGTAGGTCAACTTTTTATGAGTACTTTCCTGCTGACTCGGATGAATCGGACAACTTAAAAGAATTACTAAATAGAAATAAAGTATCTATGAAAGTAAAACTAAGAACAAGACTAAGCGAAGGAGACAAAGCAGCGGAGATATTATCATTATACAAGTTGATTGCTACAGATGATGAAAGAAGGGCTTTATCAATGCAGCATGTAGATCATACAACTAAAGGAGAGAAGATTAACATCATCTCATTAGGATCAGGAACAAAGCCAGATGAAGCTAATAGGTAAACAAGAAAATGCTGTTTATTATCTAAAGGATAACGAAACAAAGGAGTTAATTTATGGAGGAGCAGCAGGTGGCGGTAAATCAGCTTTAGGGGTTCTTTGGCTTATTGAACAATGCCAGACTTATGAGGGGTCACGCTGGCTTATGGGTAGGTCTAAATTAAAAGCATTAAAGGAAACAACTTTAAATACGTTCTTTGAACAATCTACAGCCTTAAAAATAACAGACCAGTTTACATACAACGGTCAAGCTGGTGTTATTTATTGGAATAATGGAAGTGAAATATTATTGAAGGATTTATACGCATATCCAAGCGATCCAAACTTTGATAGTTTAGGGTCATTAGAGATAACAGGGGCGTTTATAGATGAATGTAATCAGATAACGTACAAAGCATGGCAAATTGTTAAATCACGTATTAGATACAAGATAAAGCAGTTTAATATAGAGCCTAAGATGTTAGGAACTTGTAACCCTGCGAAGAATTGGGTTTACGCTCAGTTTTATCTAAAGGATAAAAACAAGAGTTTAGATAGTGATAAGAAGTTTATACAGGCGTTACCAACTGACAACCCGCATTTACCACAATCTTATTTGGACTCTCTTTTGTCATTAGATGACAATAGTAAACAAAGGCTGTATTACGGGAATTGGGAGTATGATAACGACCCCGCAAAGCTAATAGATTACGAAAAGATACAAAATATCTTTACTAACGAATTTATCGAAGGCGGTCAAAAGTATATTAGTGCTGATATAGCCCGTTTTGGTAGCGATAAAATGGTTATAATGGTTTGGTCAGGGTTTAGAGTGATTGATATGTTTACGCTCGGTAAATCGAGTGTTACAGAGACAGCACAAGCGATTAGAGATTTAGCTAATAAACATAGCGTACCATTGTCGAATATTATTGCAGATGAAGACGGTGTAGGGGGTGGTGTTGTCGATATACTAAAATGTAAAGGGTTTGTGAATAATTCAAAACCGTTACCAGTAGAAGGTCAAATAGTGCAGTATCAAAACCTTAAAACACAATGTTATTTTAAGTTAGCCGAAATGATACAAACCGATAGAGTATTTGTTTTATGTAAAGAAAGTACTATTGTCGATGACATTACAAAGGAATTAGAGCAGGTTAAAAGAGATAAGATAGATAGTGATGGTAAATTACAATTGCTATCTAAAGAAAAGGTTAAATCATTTATAGGAAGGTCACCCGATTACTCAGATGCGTTAATGATGCGTATGTATTTTGAGTTTCAGCAGTCTTTCTTTACATTTTAATATAAACAAACAGTTAAATGGCAAACATTTTTACAAACTTCTTTTCTGGTGCAAAGGATAAATTAGCAGGGAAGAACGATTTTAATAAGGCATTTTTACAGTTTTTAGGTGGTGGCTATACGTCTTACGATAGCGACATGAAGACCTACATAGATAAAGGATACAATATAAATCCTGATGTGTACGCTTGTATCTCTCAAATGTCAGTTAAAACAGCTAGTGTACCATATTCTGTTAAACGTATTAAAGACAAGAAGTCTCATATAAAGCGTATGCAGCTCAATACAGCCACGAAAGGTAATGCGAGTATCATACAGCAGATTAAAACATTATCGTTGTCTAATAAGGCTTATGAGTCAGACGATTTAGCCTTTCCAATGGATGAGCCAAACAGTACGCAAACTTGGGTAGAGATTATATCACTTTATAAAACATACATAAGACTAACTGGAAACTGTTATTTTTATATGTTATCTCCAAAGGATGGAATTAATAGCGGTACACCCGTACAAGTTTACGTTTTACCAGCTCACTTAATGCAGATAGTAGTTAAGCCAAATGCAGATATGCTAACGGTTGAAAGCCCTATAGATCATTATATGTTAATCGAGGGAAACCAATTTATTAAGTTTGATGCAGAAGACGTTATACACGTAAAACTATCAAACCCAAACTTTGACTTTCAAGGCTCACACTTATACGGTCAATCACCATTAAGAGCTGCTTTAAGAAACTTAAACAGTCAAAACTCAGCTTTAGAACTAAACGTAAAAACACTTCAAAACGGGGGTGCATTTGGATTTATTCACGGTAAAGGAACGGCATTAACGCCAGACCAAGCGCAAAGCATAAAAGAACGTTTAGTTGAAATGGATAACAGTCCTGAGAAACTAAGTAGAATAGCGGGGGCAAGTGGGGAATTAGCTTTTACACGTATATCGCTAACTACAGACGAATTAAAACCGTTTGACTTCTTAAAGTACGATCAAAAAGCAATATGTAATGTATTGGGATGGTCTGACAGATTGCTAAACAATAGCGAAGGAACAGGACTATCTACGGTCGATTTAAACGACATACGTAAGGGCGTTGTAACTGATAATATACTGCCTGATTTGGTGTTGTTACAAGATGCATTTAACAAAGAGTTTTTACCAAGATTTAAAGGTTACGAAAACACTTTTATCGAGTGGGATATTACGGAATTGCCAGAAATGCAGGCAGATATGAAGATGATGGTGGAACAATTGGAGAAAGCGAGAGTAACGCCAAATGAAGTAAGAACTGCATTAAAGTATGAGACTTTAGACGACGATGGTATGGACGTTGTTTGGATGCCTACGAACTTGCAACGAATTGACGATGTTAGTGCGGTAATGTTTGATACAGTAAATAAGCAATAGTATGAAAAAAATAAATATGCTACTTAAAAATATCAAGTATTTAATGAATAATGATATTAGTAAAAATAACGCAGTATTTACTATATCTAGTAAAGATCTAGGTGAAATTTATACAAAATCAAGACGCTTTGATGAACTGGGATAAACAACAACGAATCTACGAGCGTAAAGCCTATAGGATAATTCAGTCTCACTTAAAAAAGATATTGAACGACTTACCTATTAACAACGTCTCAGAGACTACGCTTGAATACTTGCTTAACGGTAATATTACAGACGAAAAAGTAAAAGCGATGTTGTTAGAAGTCTATAAAACTATCGGTTTAGATTACGGTAATAAAGTCAATTTGACTTTTGAAAGAGTCAAAAAAGATAATATTTTATTTAATGATGGGTTATTAAAAGAAATTTTACTATTTTTGAATAACAAAGGCGGTGTAAGAATTACATCGATAAGATCGACTTTAATTGACTCTTTAATGCAAGAAGTTCAAGCCGAATTGGCTCGACAAGGTTCATTGATAAGCATAAGGGATGTTATTTACAACATAGTACGTAAATCGCAATCCTTTTACAAGTGGCAAGCCCTAAGAATCGCACGAACGGAAACCACTTTCGCAAGTAATTTCGCAGCGGTTAAGGCTTCTGACAATGCAGGGTTTGAAATGGTTAAAACTTGGATAGCTGTAAATGATGATAGAACACGTTTGGACCATGTAATAGAGAATATGCAAACGGTAGACTCAGATAAACCATTTGTAATGGCAGACGGTACTGAAATGATGTACGCAGGAGATCCAGATGCACCAGCAAGACAAGTTATCAATTGCAGATGTACGATAGGATTTGAAGCTAAAAGAGATAGCGAAGGAATGTTAATACTAAAATAAAAGATATGGATTTTAAGCAGTTGAGTTACGATTTAAAGGAGTTAGACGACACTAAGGGTGTTGTTGTAGCTTATGCAAATGCGTACGATTTTAAAGACAGTGATGGCGATATTTCGGCTAAAGGGTCATTTGATAAAACAGTAAATGAGAACTTTAAACGTATTAGAGTATTGAAAGACCACAACCCAACTATGATGGTAGGCGTTCCTTTAGTTATTAATCCTAAAGACGATTACGGGCTTCTTACAACTACTCAATTCAACATGAATAAGCCATTAGGCAAGGATATGTTTACCGATGTGAAATTAATGCATGATAACGGTTTAAATGCTGAGTTAAGTATCGGTTACCAAGTCATTCAAAGAGACGTAAAGAATAAAAGTATAATTAATGAGTATAAGTTAATGGAATATTCTTTTTTATCTAGTTGGGGAGCGAATGAATTAAGCACAGTACAAGGCATTAAAGGAATAAAAAGTACATACGGAATATTAGAATTAATTGAGAAGTCATACAATTTAGATTACTCAGACGAAAGATTGAGAGGTATTGAAACATTATTAAAAATGGCATCGATGGAAATGGATGGAGAAGATAACGACTCTAAATTTATTAACATGATGATACCGCACCATGAGGCAGCAATTAAAATGGCTAAAAAATATGAAAGTTTACTAAAGAATAACACATTAGTAAAAATGTCTAAAGATATTATAACATCTCAGTCGAAAGAGATTGAAATAATGAAAGCACTCAATAAAAAGTCGTTAGGAACTAACACTTTGGATGAGCCGCTTATATTTGATTTATTGAAGGGATTTAAAATTTAATTACAAACAACAACACAACAACACACAATGGAAGCATTAGAAATTAAAGCGGCTTTAGAAGGAATTAAAGCACAAGTTGAAACAAAAACAAGTGAAAACGCTGTAGAAGTGAAATCACTAATCGAAGCCTTAGAAGGTAAAATGACAGCAGATAAAGACGCTGCTGTATTGGAATTGAAAAACGATCTTAAAGCAATTCAAGACCATGCAGACAAATTGGATTTGAAATTACAATCTAAATCTACTCTAGAGAGTAAAGAAGACACTTTAGTAAAGTCTATCACTGAGAATTTCAAAGGAATTAGCGAAGTTCGTAAAGGAAATGCAGTACAAGTGAAAGCGGTTGGGGATATGGCTTTAACTACTAACTTAACAGGAGCACAACCAAAAGATTATAACTTTGATGTGGTTACAGTACCGGGTCAAATGGTGAATGTATCTGATTTAGTAGGATCAGTTGCAATCAGTGGGGGTACTTACACATTTGTAAGAGAATCAGGTGCTGAGGGTTCAATTGGAGCGCAAACAGAAGGTGGTACTAAACTACAAACAGATTACGACTTTCAAATGGTAGATGTGAACACAGATTTTATTGCTGGTTTCACTCGTTACTCTAAGAAAATGGCTAACAACTTACCTTTCTTAACTTCATTCATTCCTAACGCTTTACGTAGAGACTACGCAATTGCGGAGAACGCTGCTTTTAACACTGTATTAGCTGCTGGGGCAACTGCTTCATCTGAGATCGTTACAGGGAAAAATAAAGTAGAAATGTTAATGAATGAGATTGCGAAACAAGAAAATCTTAACTACCCAGTTAACGGTATTGTTGTTCGTCCTTCTGATTATTGGGATATATTGAAAACTGAGAAGTCTACAGGTGCAGGATACGGCTTGCCTGGTGTAGTAACTCAGGACAATGGAGTATTAAGAATCAATGGCATTCCTTTGTATAAAGCGACTTGGTTAGCTGCAAACAAATACTTTGTAGGGGATTGGTCAAGAGTGAACAAAGTAGTTACTGAGGGTCTTTCTTTAGAGTTCTCAGAAACAGAAGGAACAAACTTTGTTAAGAATAACATCACTGCTAGAATTGAAGCGCAAGTAGCTTTAGCTATCGAGCAACCAGCAGCGTTAATCTACGGAGATTTTACAGCTGTCTAATTAGTGGTGAAATAGATTAATAAAGAAGCCCCGTTACTTAATTGTAGCGGGGTTCTTTTTTTTATCTTATTTTGTAATCTATTATATTACTTTTTTTTGTATCTTTACGTAAATTAATTAAGATATGGAAAAATATAAAGTAATACACCCTTTTTATAAACTATCTGAGGCAAAGGATTATAAAGTAGGAGACGAAATAGAATTAAGTAAAGAACAAGCTAAAGAAATGGCTGTTTATGTTGACGTTAGTATTGACGAAAAACCAATAGAGAAAAAAGCTAAAAAATAATGAGTTATTTAAGCGTTATATCATTAGATAGAGTAAAGAATTACTTACGTATTGATTCCACTTTAACAGAGGACGATGCGGAGTTAATTTCTATGATTAACGGGGCTTGTCGATTTGTAGAGCGTAGGACTAATCATATATTTTTCACGCAGCCCAAAACATATACGGGGGCTTGTCAAGTAAAGGTTTATGATTATCCTATCGTCTCTATTATTACATCTCCTGCTCCATTTGTGGCTAATTATTCTTTATATGTGGTATATCCTGATGTTAAGACAGTTGATTTAAACGTTGGTTATGGTGCAGGAGAAGTGCCTGACGAGCTAATACAAGCTTGTTTACAGATGATTAAAGTATTTTACTACGAAAGTGAGAAACAAGTTAATAGCACTTTAATACCTGAGTCAGTAAAGGAATCAATAGATATTTATAGAAGATTTTTATAATGTTAGCAAGACAATACAGCCGAAAGATAGACATATACAAGACTGCAACCGTTCCAGATGGTTACGGAGGGAATACGGTTAATGATGTCTTAATTGGTTCGTATTGGGCGGAGGTTAAGCAAAATTCAGCGTATAAAGATAACTCTATTGGAATGGCTAATTTTAAAAACAACTACTCTTTTAAAATACGGGCTTCCTTAAAATTAGATATGGATATAAACAACCTATCTATTATCTACAACGGGCTTAAATACGTAGTTAATGATATTCGATATGAGGATGAATTATTTAGGTTCTTAAATATTACGGCTCATGGAAATTAAAGGCATTGGAGAAGTTGTAAAAGAGTTACGTTCTATCGGTGGTCAGATTGAAAAGTTAATTGATGCAGAAACGAAAGCCGCTGCATTTAAAATCGAAAAGGATGCTAAAATATACGCTCCTAAAAACTTCGGTAAGTTAGCTCAGTCGATCAGTCATGTAAAGATAAAAGAGTCTAACTATAAAATAACCGTGAATGAAATGTACGGGGGTTATATGGAGTTCGGAACGGGTGCAAAAGTTCAAGTTCCTGATGAGTTTAAAGATATTGCTAATAGTTTTAGAAATCAAAAAGGCGGTACGTTTGAACAAGGATTAGAAGCGATAAAAGTATGGTGTAGGGCTAAAGGAATAGACGAAAAAGCAGCTTATCCAATCTTTGCAAAGATATTAGGAGCAGGAGTTAATCCAAGACCGTTCTTATACCCCGCATGGATTAAAGGGAAAAAAGAATATTTAGAGAATTTAGAGAAAGTTTTAAAGAAATACGGTAACACATTTAGGTCATGATAAACCCAGATAAGTACATAAGGAAAGCGGTTTACAACCTAACGAATAATATAGTAGTAGATAGTAAGATTATACCTTGTTACGATAGCCGTATTGCAGGTAATGCTGATGTATTAAACTATATCCTTATGACTGCTCAAACAAAGGATGTGGATAAGGCTACAAAATGCGGTAATAGGTGGGAAACTTCTTTACTGATAGAAATATACACTAAAAGCAGTTCAGCAGGTAATAGCGGGTCAAGATTACTTTTAAACGACATAGAACAAGCGGTAACGGACTTATTAAATCCAAAGATAATAATAGAAGGATTTGAAACATTGATACAGAATATCACGTATGAAGCGAGCCTTGAAACGGTAACAGATACGGAGAACATATTTAGAAGTTTTTTAAGATTAAATTTAACACTAATATAAAAATAAAATGGCAGGAGCAATTAAAGGAGAAGTAGGGATTTTATCTATACACGATGGTACGATATACAGACCTATAGCGTGTTTAACGTCTAACGGATTAGATACAAATGTGAGCGTAATTAGCTCAAATACTAAATGCGATCCAGGTTTAACGATTAAGCAAGGTGGTATTTTTGATTATACGCTAAATGCGGATGGGGAGTATATTGATACTACATCTGTAGGTGGTCAAACAACAAAAGCATCACATGATTACTTACTAACTAAGCAACAAGCTAAAGCGGCTGTTACTTGGAAATATGATACAGGTGTTACAGGTGCGGTGTACTACGGTACTGCAATTATTACCTCTTTATCATTGTCACAAGGTGCTGGAGATGAAATAAGCTCTTTTACGTTGAGCATGGAAGGAAGTGGAGCAATTAGTTCAGTTAATCCAATCGTATAACCTATGAACAAAAAAACCATATTAGGAAGGGAATTTAGATTTGGAATAGGTTTCTTAAATGAACTATTGGATGGCACGGGTTTAACGTTAGATCAGTTAGGCAGTCAGGATGAAGTAGTGTTGATGCCTAAAATCATGTACTATTCTTTGTTGTACTCTTATTTGAGAGAAAATAAAGAGGTTGATTTTAGTATGTACGATATTAATGATTTGATTGATGACAACGGTGGTGTTGGTGGTTCTTTTTGGAATGATTTTAAACTTGCTTTTAACGAGTCAATGACAAAGAATGTGCCAGTTGACGAAGGTAAAAAAAAAGTGACGAAAAAGACATAGATTTTAAAAAAGATGTGATCTCTTTTGCTTGTGGCGAACTTGGAATTATGCGATTAGATGACGTTTTAGATATGTCATTTGCAGAGTTCCAAATTCGCCTTTTTGCGTATAAGCGCATCCAATTAAAAGAGTGGGAAAAGGTTAGATTTATGGGATGGTGTTCTACGATTGGTAGCCACCAAGACCCTAAGAAAATGCCTAAAAATATCAATGCTTTTATGCCGCTGGATTTAGATAATAAGAAAGTAACCAAAGTTTCTGATGCTATGAAAGAAAGATTTTTAGAAGAATATAAAACATACTTAACACAGGTAAACAACAATGGCTAAACTCGAAGTAATTATAGGTGCGGATAGTTCTGAATTAAATGCAGAAATTGTAGCAGCAGAAAAAAAGATTAAAGACCTCGCAAAAACTAAGATTTCCAATATAAAATTAGGAATAGACAACACTAGTTTAAACAGGGATATAGCAACGGCAAAAAAGGATTTAACAGGGTTAAGAACAGCGGTTAAAGATGTGGGTCAGTCTTTTGACGCAATGAAAAAGCCTATTGCAAATGGGGGTAATACCTTAATGCAGTTTAGTAGGATAGCACAAGACGCACCGTTTGGTATTATGGGTATTGGTAACAATATCACGGCAACTGCTGAGAGTTTCTCTTATTTATCGGCAAGCTCTGGAGGTGCTGGAAATGCATTAAAAGCGGTGGCAAGTTCTATGACTGGTGTAGGGGGTATTTTATTAGCGGTTTCATTAGTTACGTCTGGTTTAACTTATATGAGCCAAAACGGCATAACTGTAGGGGATGTGTTTAGTAAGTTAACGGGTGATTTTGATGCTTTTGGTAATGCAATGACAAAAGTATATGAAGAAGCCAAGAAGTCAGCAGCCGAGCAAATTGTAACAACAAAAGGATTAATTGCAATTGCACAAGACGAAACCAAGTCAAAAAGGGAGCGTTTGGATGTTGTGGATATGTTACAAAAACAATGGCCTAAATTTTACGGTCAGTTAACAGCTGAAAAGATAATGTACGGTGATTTAACAGCCGTTACAAAAGAATTAACACAAGCGTTGGTTAATAAGGCGATTGCTGAAAAAACAGCCGAGAAAACAGCTGATGCTACAGTTGCATTATGGAAAGCAAACGGTAAGTTAATTAAAGGTAAAGAAGAACTTGCAAAAGCTGAGAAAATTTACAATGATGCGGCTAAAGACCCCGAGAAAATACAGTCAATGCTATTTTATGCAAAGAATGTAGACAACGCAAGCGAAAGGGTTAAATCAGCACGTGAGGAGGTTTTAAAATTCAACAAAGAAGTACAAAGAGGTCAAGATATTATTGATTTAGCCTCAAGAAGAGGGTCAAAAGTAATAGCTCCGCCTGTTACGGTTAAAAGCACATCCGCACCAAAGGCGGTAACACAAGTTCCACGAGATCAGCAGCCGATTGATAATAGTATTTCATTAGTTGGATTAGCTGTTTTATCAAATACAGGTGCGCAAATTAAAACTACTATGGGCGAAATTAGACAAGCAGTGTCTAGTGAAACCGTAGCAATGACTGAGTTATTATACAATTTTAATAACGAAGCGAGCATGATTATAAGCGAATCAATAGCAGGTACTTTTTCAAATCTAGGCTCGGCAATAGGGGAAGCATTGGCAACAGGTGGCAATGTTTTAAAATCGATAGGAAGTACAATATTGCAAGGTATTGGTAACTTCTTGTCTGATTTGGGTGGAATGCTTATTAAATACGGTACTTTGGCGGTTGTAAAAGGTAATTTAGATTTAGCCATATTAACAGGCGGACCAGTATCTATTGCGGCAGGTATTGCTGCTATTGGTGTGGGTATAGCATTAAAGGCAGCTGGTACAATGTTAGGAAAAGCAGCGTCTAAGGGTTCAAGTCAAGGTAGCGGCTCAGTTAGTACAGGCGGTAGTTATTCAAGCCCTAGCGGTGGTAGTTATGCATCCTCAAACAATAGCGGTGGCGGTTCAGTAGTCTTTGAAATAAGCGGTCAGTCATTAATAGGGGTGCTTTCTAATACCTTAGATAAAAACACTCGTTTAGGGGGAAGTTTAAGCCTTAGTAATTGATAAATCAAGCCCCTTTAATTAGGGGTTTTTTTTATGTCTAAATATCAAATATCTAGTACATTGTATTACTATTTTTCGTATCTTTGAAACATGGCTAAAAAAATAATTATATCTTTTAACAGTTTACCTACTTTAGGGAACGCTTTTAATTATAATATATCCATAAACGGATCTAAAATAGTTTATAACAGTGGTGTTAATGAGGTAAATACTGTTTTTAAATCAGTCGCTTCTACAAGTAATCCTCCACAGTCTATTAATATTGGCACAACGATTGAGGAATGTATTAATCAATCTATTTTAGTATTAACTACTTACTTTCAATACCCTAGTATATCTTATGTTATTGTTGATAATACTATTGAGGTTTTAATTTCAGATAATAACATCGCAATTGAATTGTTATCAAACGGAAGTAGTATAACGACATCATCTAGTAATATAGCTGTTACATCGGCTTTAAAGTACTTTTTAGAGTACGAAAACATTGTAAATGATGTTTATAAATGTAACATTTTACAAAAAAATTTCACAGGAGAGCCAGTACAGATTTACGGTAACGTAGCTATTGAAAAAGCAAGTGCGAAAGATCATTTAGAGCCTATAAGAGGCACAGGGTTGACTTTGAATTTAGAAGCCACGAAAGACTTGACTTTAGAGGATTTATATACAGAGGATGAGCAAGAGTTTACCATACAGCTATATAAAAATAATAATCTTATTTTTTCTGGGTATTTAAAACCTGATGGCGTTTTTCAAGATTACGTACGTGACGAATGGATTATAACATTGGATTGCATTGATGGCTTAGGGGCATTGAAAAACCTATCATTTGTAAAAGAAAATGGGTATCACTTTACTGGTAAATTAAGCGCATTAGACATTATTTATAATTGCCTAAAGCGTAGTGGAATACTATTAAAAATCAATACGTCTGTTAATATCCTTTATGATGGTTTAGAACCTAGTAATAACTTAGATATACTAGCTAAAACGTACATAAATGTAGATAGATTTGTTAAAACAGATAACGAAACTATCATGTCTTGCTATGAGGTTTTAAAATCAATTTTAGATGTGTTTTGTGCTGTTATTACTCAGATAGATGGCGAATGGTACATATACAAGCCAAACGAATTATATAAAAGTGCTTACCCTTTATTTCGTATTTACGATATAGATAATACTTTTTTAGGTACTAAGGTAATCAATGTAAATAAAACGTTAGGATCACAAATTGACAACTTTTATCCACATCATAGCGGAGCGAATCAAAAGATTGAAATAAAGGGGGGTGTTAGTGCTTTTAGGATTGGATATAAATACGGGTTTGTAAAAGGATTAATAGAGAATAATACGTTTGTTCATATTCTCAACGATTACAGCCCTTGGATTTATCAAAACCCAGCAGTAGGAACGGTTTTAAATGATGGCTCAGGTACAGGAATTAAGATAAAAGCAAAAACTTCATCAGCAACAAAAGTTAAGATATTGTTATCTGAAAATATACCTTTAAATACGGGTGATTCTTTTAATTTCACTACAAATTTAACCGCTATTTCAGATAAGATTACTTTTTATTTCAAGGTAAAAATAGGAGGTTATTATTTGAATAAATTAGGGGAATGGGTGGCTTATGATAATTTTATTTCTTTTAATCTAGGTTCTAGGGCTTCGCTAGAATTAAACAATACCGTAACGGAAACATTTAATTTTAATTGCAAAGAATTGCCAGTAAGTGGTGATTTAACCATTGAGGTATGGAGCGTACACCGTACTTTTTCGCCTTATGCTAGCGAAATACCTTACGGGGTTGTGAACAAACTAGATATTATAAATACGTTTGATGGGAATAATAAAGTTGGGGAATTTCACACCGTACAACGTGCCGTTAAGATAAGTTCAATCATAAAAGATAATAAAGAAGTCTTTAACGGTGATAACGCAGGGATTGTTTACTACGGTGCTTTGTTTAAAGAGGATAAAACAACACTTACTCAGAATTGGCATAGGAGTTTATTTTTAGGAAATTACCCACTTTTAAGAATAGCAGCAGAGGAGGAATTGAGAATAAGCCAGAAGCCTTTAAAGGTGTTTACAGGGGATATTTATGGAAACATTGATTATTTAAACGTGGTAAATATTAATAATGTAGGAGAGAAGTTTATGGCTATTGAGTGGAGTTTTGATACTAAAAGTAATACCAACAGGGTTAAATATTTAGAACTTTTTGCAAAAGAAATATCTGACATTAATTATAATTTCACTTATGATTATGGAGAAACGGTTAAACCAACAATAATAGGGTAATATGGAGTTTATAAACGGGGAGGATAGAATACTGTATTTAAAAATCAATGGCGCCTATATGCCTATTGGCTGTTTGACTGAAAACTCATTTGATGAAAGTGCCGAAATGTTAGAAACAACCACAAGGGATAACGGGGGATGGAGTACATCGAGACCTATAATTCAACAATATAGTATTTCATTTAGTGGTATTCAGCTAAATAGTACTGTTGTAGGGGGTAATTTTACAGTAGCGTCTTATGATAAATTAAAGAAGCTAAAAAGGGATAAAATACAGTTAGAATGGAAATTACAAGGTACTTTATATCCTGTAGTGGATTATGGATTTTGCTACATAAACAACTTATCAGAGGGTAATGTAGTTAATGAGTTTATGACTTTTACGGGGTCATTAACGGGGTACGGTAAGCCGTTAATCACATCACTAGGCACTACATTGTTAAACAATGGAGACCCTAACACAATTATAGCGACAGACACAAGTGGAACGGAATTATTAAGAACGAGTAAATTTTAAAAAATGGCAATAAATCCATTGTTAACAAATACGGTAAGTGTTGGAGAATTACCACCAGCACAAATAATGCCATCTAGCTTAATAGCGCATGAAATAGCGGGCGAACTTAAACAAGATACGATACAAAGTTTAATAAATATACTACAAGCGAGTTCGGTTAGTTATCAATACGAAATCAAAACACTAAGACCACCAAACGCACAGTATATAACTGATAATTTTGATATGGCTATAGGTTCAAATCAAGGTTTGGGATTAGCTGGCGGGCTTTGGAATGGATGGGCTATTTGTAACGGCAACAATGGCACTGACAATTTAGATGGCTTGACTAGTATAGGTTACGGAGCTGTTTATAGTACTATAGGAGCGCAAGGAGGGGCGAAAACGCATACTTTAACACTTAACGAAATACCATCTCATAGCCATACGATTAATGAGGTGTACAATGAGAATAATGTAGGTACTAAAGTAGGAAGCGGAGGGGGTGCGCTTGAAGCGGTAGGAACTCAAAATGTATCAAGTGTTGGGGGTGGTTTAGCCCACAATAACATGCAACCTTACATTGTAGAATTGAAAATTATGAAATTATAAATATATGTCAATAGATCCAAATTTAATTAACACGGCTAGAGTAGGTGAGTTACCGATTGGTTCGGTTTCTTTAACCAATAAAATAGCGCACGAAATAAGCAACGAACTTAAACAAGCTACAGTACAAGAGCTTGCAGATGTTATAGGGGCTTATTTAGGTACTACAAGCGGTTTAGCTTTTAATCCTATAACCGTAAGCGATGGGCAAACACTACCAAACACAACGTCTAACGAATGGGTTTTAGTGGGTAAGGGTACTTTTCCAAATGTAGGGGGTGGAGCAACAATCACCACTACAGAGGAATTGAACGCTTTAGTTAGTAATGGTTCAACTTGGAGCGTAGGGGTTGAGATACCTGTTAATGTAGAGTTAGCTGGTATTGTTCAAACAATTAGAGAAGGGTACACGCAAACCACACCAAGTGAGGATAAAGTTTTTAAGGCTTTACAGTTAAAAGCCGACTCGTTGACTTATGATAATATTACAGCTGCCTTAGGTTTTACTGCTGAGAATGCTGCTAACAAACAAAACAGTTTATCAACTGATGGAACAGGAGCAAAGTTCCCTACGGTGGATGCTGTTAAAAACAGATTTGATAATTATACTACTCAGAGGTCTACTATTTCAGAGATTAGAGTAATGGCTGGCGATTTAAGAAACAACCTTTTTTACACAACAGATTTAGGACAAGAAGGAAATTGGTATTATGACGCAACAGATACAATGAGTGCTGATAATACGGGGACTGTTTTAGTTACTGCTGATGGGAAAAGGATTAAAAGGATTTTTGATGTTTTAACACCAGAAATGTTTGGATGTAAAGGTGATGGAATAACTGACGATGCCACTAATTTACAAAAAGCATTGAATTTAGGTTTACCTATTAATTTTAAACACGGCTCTAACTATTTGGTTTCTGCTGGTTTTACCATTACAGATAAAGACGTGATAATTAAAGGGAATAACTCAAAAATAACTACAACAAATGTATCTGATAACTATATAATAAATCACTTAGTAACTAATAATACTAAGTACAATGTTAATTCAATCACGCAGGGAGTTGTAGGAATAAATACTTACACAACTATTGTGTTTACAGGCATTATTTCAGGTATAAAAAAAGGGGATATAATGAAACTTTTTTCTTCTGACCTAGCGATAACAACCGTTGCGAATGTATATAAAGGGGAGTTTGTTTCGGTAAATAATGTTTCAAATGATGGAACAAATACAACTATTACTGTTTATGAAAAATTAGATTACACATATTTAACTGATATTAAAATAGCTAAAATAAAAAAATATACAGTTGATATAAAAGACCTTACTGTGTATTCTGGTTCAGAAACTCACGCTTTAGGATTTGCGTATTTAAAAGGCACGTATAATGCTAAGATAGACAACGCAGTGGTAAATAGGACAGACTGGCCGTTCATAACCGCAACAGGATGCTACAGACCTACAATCATTAACCCCGTTGTCAATTACGTTGGCGACTCTATTGATGGCAATAGTTCAGTAGTTAACGCAATTGGGTATGGTATTAACGACAATAACTGTTATGGCTTACAAATAATTGGCGGGAATCTATCAAATTTAAGGCACTCTTATACTACTGGCGGCAGCGTGTCAGATTTGAGCGACTACGACCAATACGGAGAGAGTAACGGGTCGATAATTAGCGGGGTTGTTGCTAAAAATTGCCAAACGGCTTTTGACACTCATGAGCCGGGATATAATATAACGTTTAATAATTGTCACGCTGACGCATCAAGAATTGGATTTCAAACAAGGTCGAGAAATGTAAAGATAAATAATTGCACAACTAACAATGTAACTACGGGTGTTAATATTAGAAATTTAAACGGGGTTTCCGCTTCTGAAAATAACGGTATTTACATTAATAATTTAGTTATGAGTGGAGCGTCCGACGTATCTATTCAAGCTACTAATATAGTAAGTAATGATATATCTTATATTAGGATTAATGGAGGGCATTTAATAGGTAATCTGAAATTGTACGATTCAAATACTATTATTAAAAATAGTGATATTTTTGTAAGTCAAAAAAATTCTGGTTGGGCAACTGTAAATAATTCTAGGTTAGAAGCTTACAGATTAAATATCACAGGAACAGTTGATGCTTTTGCAGGGGTTACTGCTGAAAGTACAGACCCTTGCTATATTAAAACTAAAGATTTAACGATAGATATAAGTACAAGTTCGGTAGTGTATATTACACGAGCTACAAGCGGTAGTGTTAATAAAACGGGTATTTTTGAAAACACGACTTATTTAAATGCAAGTCCTTCAATGTCAGAAGCTACAGCAACAAGACCGTATACTGGAGACGATGCGTTTTTAAAATTTAAGTTTTCGTTTAAAAAAGAGTATGCGGACGGAACGGCATATGAGGAGAAGTATAGTAATAGACTAGTAGTTAGACCAGATATTTCAAACAAGATATTGTTTGGAAATAAATATATAATGGATGATATTATTACGGTTAGGTTTAGTTTGCTAACTGCAAATTCAAGTATTGACACTATTGACATAGGTACTCATCCAGGTCAATTAATGATTCTTACAAACCCGAATAACTTTACAGTAACATTCAATAATATTACTAACATTGCTGGAGACAACAATGCGATAATGAAGGCTCAATCTACTATGATACTTGTTTACGATGGTACAGGTAATACTTGGACTTCTTTGAACAATTCATTCGATAGATTAAGAGACAAGCCCACAACAATAACAGGCTATGGTATTACTGACGCATTTATTAATAAAGGAGCTATCTCAGATAACACTAACTTAAATACTGTAACTTCTTTAGGTAATTATTTTAGGGGTTCTAATACAGGAAACACGACATCATTAAATTACCCCTCTACTTTAAAAGGACACTTATTAGTGTATCCATTTACAAGTAGTGAATTGATACAGATATACGTTGATTCAAACGGCACGATGTTTAATCGAATAAATAATTCTTCAACTTGGGGTGTTTGGTATCAAAATAGCGGGTTAAAAGCTTATACTATAAGTGGCTTGCCTACTGGGAAAGCTGGAGATACAGCGTACGTTGTGGACGCATTATCTCCAACTTATTTAGGCACATTAACACCTGGAGGGGCTGTAAAATGCCCTGTATTTTTTAACGGGACAGCTTGGGTATCACATTAATTAAAATAGAATGAACATAATATTAGAAAATATAGCTTTATTCACCTCCTTATTAGGGGGTGGTGGGGTTAATTAAAATTTGCAAATGAAAAACATCTATAAATCTTGGAAAACCACCCTATTAGGCATTGTCTTAATAGGTTGTGGTTTAGGTTATGTGTTTGTAAATGCATCGCCTGACTATATATTAATGAGTATTTTAATAGGGGTTGGAATTGGGTTAGTTTTTTCTCCTGATAGTGTAATTGATTTGTTGAATAAAAAGAGTAAGGAAGTGTAATGGTTGAATATTGGAAAGATGGTCTGTATCTAGTAGGTATCTTAGTAGCTTACTTAACAGGGAATAAATCAAAAAAAATAGCAAATAAAGGGGGTGAACTTGACAATCTATTAAAGTTTCAAACCATGTACGACAAGTTCACGCAAGATGCCGAGAAAAAATACGACGAATTAAACAACCGTATCGAGTGTCTAAGTGTCGACGTGTCGAATTTAGAGTTAAGAAATGCTATTATAGTTGAGGAATCCCAAAACTGGAAAGAGAAATTTAGCCAATTACAGAAATTATACGATAAATTAAAAGCAGAATTTGAAGCCTACAAAAAAAAACATATAGTAAAATGAGACTAGACGAAAACGGATATAAATTAATTACTCAATTCGAAGGATTAAGTTTAAAGCCTTACTTAGATAGTATTAAAGTACCCACTATAGGTTATGGTAATACCTTTTATTTGAACGGTAAAAAGGTAACCATGTTAGATAAGCCAATTACTAAAGAAGAAGCCTTAGAGATGTTTAAAGTTATTGCGGACGGTTTCGCTAGGCAGGTAGAAAAGAAACTAACCAAGCCTGTAAAACAAAATCAATTCAATGCGTTGGTTTCGTTGGCTTATAATATTGGAGTAGGTAATTTTTACAAGTCCACATTGTTGAGGTACGTTAATCTTAACCCAAACGATGGTAATATTGCGAAAGAGTTTTTAAGATGGAATAAGGCTGGCGGTCAAGTATTAAACGGTCTTACAAATAGAAGAATCAAAGAATCAGCACTTTATTTTAAAAAATAATTAAAATGTAGTATATTATATTACATTTTTTGTTATATTTGGAAAACTTTAAAACCTAAAACACTATGTATGACAATCTAAATTTCGCAAAAAAGTATCTTGAAATGGAAAGCCCTGAGAATATCAGGAGGGAATTAACAACAGATTTTGAATTTAAGAAGTGGTTAAACACTTTCGGGAAAGATGATTTAGTCATGCAGTTGACAAAGTTTGAAGATGCAGAAATGTATGAAGATTGCACTATAATTAATAAGATACTACAAAATAAAATCAACACAATTACGGTCAATCACTTCGACGAACTATGAAAAAAGCCTTTATAATCGCATTAATAATATCTCTTTTAATGCTAACATTCTTAAATGGATGTAGTCGTAAAGTCGTTAACAATAAATCAGTTGAAAAAGTAGAGACCGAAACGACACAAAAGGCGGTTATTACCGAAACTATCCAAGATAAAAGCAATACTAATATAGTAGTTGATTCGGAAGGTTTTTCAGCAGAACCTATAATTGATTCTATACCTATGATTGTTAACGGCAAAAGCTATTTTAACGCCCGTATTAAGACAGTTAAAAGCAAAGCGAACACTAATACTTTAAAAGATATTACAACGGCTAAAAACGCAGTAATTGAAGCGAAGGTAAAAGAGAATATTACTAAAGAAACCAAATTAAAAGAAACCAAGAAAGAGGACTATTCGATACTATACTTAATGGGTATCGCATTAGTCTTAATCGCTGGGTATTTATATTTCGAATTCAAGTAAACCAAACTAAACCAACTATGAGTAAATGGAAAGATTATGAAGACGAAATTATCAATCTATTAGAAGAACTGAACAATACACAAATAGCTACCGAGATACTGGTTAACGGAACGTATAAAGAAATAGAATCGTTTAGAAGGCATATTGCAAAGGTTAGAGACGTGAAACCCGCAGATAGGAATATAATTAAAAGAAAGCTAAAGAAAACGCATATTGAGCCATACAAAAATGGAAACCCCGATAATATTTTAGTTATTGGAGATTTACACGCCCCTTTTACTTTACCTAAATATTTAGCCTTTTGCCGTGAACAACAAGAAATATATAATTGCGGTACGGTAGTTTTTATTGGAGACATAATTGATAATCATTATTCAAGTTATCACGAGACAGACCCAGACGGTTACTCAGCAGGGCAGGAGTTAGACAGAGCAATAGAAATGGTTTCTGATTGGTATTACACGTTCCCTAAAGCAACTGTTATAATAGGGAATCACGATAGACTTGTTTATAGGAAAGCGTTCAGTTCTGGAGTTTCTAAGCGTTGGATAAGAGAATATAAGGACGTTTTAAACACTAAAGGCTGGGACTTTGTGGAAAACATAGAGTTGTTTGATATCAACTTTAATCATGGAGAAGGAGGTACTGCTAAAAACAGAATGAAAACAGAACTACAATCACAAGTACAAGGACATTTACATTCTCAGCTTTATGTAGAGTATGCAGTAGGTGCTAATTTTATAGTATTTGGAATGCAAGTTTCTTGCGGAGTAGATATTAAGAGTTATGCAATGGCGTACGGTAAGAACTATAGAAAAAGCGCAATAGGATGCGGTGTAGTGCTTAACAAAGGAACGCTACCAATAGCGATTCCTATGAAAATGTAAAAGATTAGTTTTTCATAATTTTGGTTTTTTAAAACGGGATCTGGTTAATCCCTATCTAAACCCTCATTAACTTGGGGGTTTTTTTATGCTCTAATGTCAACAAAACCGCTTCAAATGTTAAAATTTACCAAAAAAGACAACATTTTCTTTGAAAAAGATTGCGTAATCAAAAGTAAGTCTTATATTTGTACTCAGATAACAACTAAAAAATATAAATTATGTACAAACGTAAAAATGACTTATAATGAAAAAAGAAAATAGGGGAGGGTATAGATTGAAATCTGGTGCGAAATTAAAATATAACGAGCCTACGAAAACAATCTCTACAAGAGTACCAGAGAGCAAAGCACAAGAAGTAAAAGTAATGATAAAAGAGTATTTACAAAAATTTAAACGAAAATAATTATGGAAGCAACACACAGCATTAAATACGGAGGTTTAGAATTAGAAGTGTCAGGAGAGTTTGAAAAAGCAGAACCAGAAGTAGGATATAAAGGTGGATGGTCTTATTGGACTATTCAATCAAACGGAGTTGATATCTCTTGGATGTTGAAAGACGACGTTATAAACCAAATCAATCAAATAGTAATCGAAGAAAATTATTAATTATGAACAAAAGAAAAAACAACCCTGAGAGCATTTTCGAGATGGAAGCTAGATTAAAAATTGAAGCTAAAAAACTATCCAAAGAGCATATAGATATTAAACCAATTAAATACTTATTAAAATGAAATCAGGATATACAGTAAGCAGCGGAATATTAAAAGGAGATAATTTTATAGAGGTTGTCAATTACCAAGATTCAAATGCAGTCTATAATCTAGGATGGATTTACGGAGATAATATCACAAGATTTAGAGACAAAAATACTATTGGAATGTGGAAAGTTAAACAACAAAAATAATTATGAAATCAACACTTAATAAATTCATGCAAGATGTCACGTTCAATTGCTTAATACACAATCTAGGAATTGAACCCGCACCAAAGGAAACCCAAGCAGATAAATTCAATGAATGGATGCGAAAGATGGGAAATATACATTACCACGATCACGATGCAATGATTAGAGCGTACGAAAAAGTAAATAATCAATAAGATGACAAAAGACGAAAAACTAAAAGTAGGGATGTTAATATTTATTATCTTTATTTCCTCAATCCTTATAGGGCTTTTAACCCTAGTATTTAACCATTAAAAACAGAAATTATGAAAAATTTAGCAACAGCATTGGTAAAGGCTCAAAGCGAAATGAGCAACCCGACAAAGGGAAATACAAATCCTTTTTTTAAGTCAAAATACGCTGATTTAAACGCAGTAAGAGAGGCAGTCATTCCTGTACTAAACGCAAACGGAATAAGTGTATTACAGCCGTTAGTTAACGTTAACGGCAAAAACTTTGTAAACACTATTCTACTGCATGAAAGCGGTGAACTAATGGAAAGTTTTACCGAGATAGTTTACAACAAGCAAAACGATGCGCAAGCACAAGGAAGCGGAATTACATACGCAAGGCGTTACGGACTTCAAAGCTTTGTATGCGTAGGAGCTGACGACGACGATGGAAATAAAGCCAGCCAACCCGCAAAAATTGATATTTTAAGACTTGAAACGAAATTAAAAGCAGTTTCTACTATTGGCGAATTGGGAACGGTTTATAAATCCTTCACGATAGACGAGCAAAAAGCCACAAAGGATTTAGCTACTGAACTAAAAGAAAAATTAACCTTAAAAACAGCGTAATTATGGGAACAAGTAAAGAAATATTTTGCATAATGCGTGAGGAACAATTTAACGCTATGCAACAACACGAAAGAGAAGCTTTAATATACGTTGAATTTAGAGAACAAAACGAGTACGAAAACAACAAAGACGATAAAAATTATTTAACGCTTAAAAAAGCAGAAAAGAAGTCTAAAAACGATTTACAAACATACTTATTCAATAAAAGAAATAACAATTAAATAAATAATCAAAATGGAATTAAAAGGCAAGATTAAAAAAGTTTTAGAAGTACAAAAG